GGAATAGCAATTGATAGAGTTGCATTGAGAATCCTTGAATGATGGGATTATTGAATAAATTGGAATGTGAAAAGTGGGTTATTCATGCCCACTTGTCAGCCGCTAAGCCTATTTCACATGGGTATTATACTCTATAAATCAGATACCGCTAAGCTTAGAGTTGAACACGACAATTTAAATGTTTGGTTTTGTAGTGTACTTTTTCCCGATGGTGTAGGCGTATAACTAACCATTGCCAAGTCTTTGTAAGAATAGTGCTTTTTGATTGATGGAAATGAAATATCCAGTTGTTCAATCTGCACCACTTCCCCTGATTTTCTGCGCAATGCACCAATGGCATTGAACAGATTAGCAGAAGCAGAAGCGGGATTGAGAGAAATACCAAACTCCATTAAAGCCGCGATTGCTGAATAAACCGCGTAACCGTCAACGGTAATTTCTGCTTTTACGTCCGATAAATCAGGAATGTCAATCATGGTATCGACACCAAATTGCTGTAGTTTAACAGCGTTTGCACCGATTGCAGAACAGGTCAATGTGATAACCGCATTGACTAACGAATTACTTAAAGCTGGCATAATTTACCCCTTACACTGAAATGTAGTTATTGATTTTTACGAAATGAACAAAGCCCTGAGCAACGTAGCACATCACGCCCCGCACGGTTCGAGTTGACTTGTCATCGGCTGTGAGCGGGTAAAACAGGATGTAATACCCGTTATCATCCACATTTTTGTAAGCATCTAAGCCCATAATGCTGTCAATCTGGTCTTTTTCCACTTGCGATAAACCCTCGCCATTGCCGATAATACCAGCTTCTTTAGCTGGATTAACTACACCACTAATTAAGGTGCTTAGCATACGCGAACGACCTGTAGCATCGTTTGGCAAGTTGCCCAGCAAAGGCAAAATTGCCGTAGTCTGTGCGTCCTCAATCCAGATTTTGCCAAGGTAAGCATCAAGCCATTTGTACACACTGGGATTTTTACCGACAAAGCCAAAAACCTCACGCATTGCCCGACTTGTCCAATCACCAATAAACGCATAGCCTTTGTCGATAAGTGCCTGTGCGTCTGCTGTAGTTGTTACTGTTGCTGGTAAACCCGCTTGCGTCATAAACGCAGTAGTGCGCCATCCTCCAGCAATAGTTGCATCTAAACAGGCTGCAAAACCACAAACCGCCGCCGCGTGAATATTAGCACCTTGAGTAGGGAAACAGCCATTGTAACCAGCCGCTTTCACTACACTCAAAATATCGGTGGTGTCGTTAATGTCAACCACCGCCACCAGCTCTGAATGTGGTCGGAACGCCACTTTTAGCGCGTTGTCTTCAACCCACTTAGTGCATTCAACAACCTCGTCACTTGACAAAACCGATACGGTTGTAAATGACACCCAGTCCTGAGTAATAGCCCAGATTGCCGTTAAAATAGCCGTGTAGCTTGTGACTATCGCACCTTGACTTAGCAATCCACCTTGACCCGTAGCAAGCTTAATGCCAGTGACTAATGTGCCAGTACAGAATGTTATTGTAGACCCCGCGCCTGTAGTTGGTGAATAAATCGTAAACGCATTGTAAGTCGATGAATATGTGCAAGTTGTGCCAGTTGCCCCCGCCGTAACTAAAGCCGCCGCGATTAACACAGCCGCTGCACTGAATGAAGCTACGCCGCTTAAATCGATTGATGCTGTTGTGTATGTCGTACCATCAATTGTAATGATTAGCGTACCACTCAACGCCTGTAATTGCGCAAGTGTCATTGTTGCCAATGAACCGCCGCGCAACCACGCACCTGCGCTTGCTGCTGGCTTGCGATAAAATAATAGTTTAGATGGTTTTTTTCTCGAACCATCGAAACCTTTAAAATAGCGGGTTGCCATGTCGTACTCATCGCTAGACGTGCCGAACATTGCCCCAACTTCGGCGGCTGTACCAAATTGCATGACGGTTGCCGCTGGTATTGCGTCCGATGACGTGATAAATAAGCCATTAAAGCTAAGTGTGCCAGCTTGCGTACTGAGTACCGATGACGAAACGTCAATTAATATGCCTAAAGGTATTGGCATGATTGCATCCTTTAAAAAGTGTGGATAGGAATAACAGCGTGGTCGATTCTATCGGCTGTGCTGGTGAATGTGTTGTTGTACTGTATTGTTAAATCAATTGACCATCGTTCAATCATTAAATTATGCGCATCTTCAAACGGCAATTGCTTCGGCTTGCTTGCGTAAATTGGGGTAATCCCATACTCGATTAGTCTGTCACTACGGCTAAGCATTTCAATCGCGTTGCACACGTCCTGCGAGTCAGTGCCATAGCAATCAATCTGCACGGATAGCTCGCTGAGTACCGTTTCATTGCGTTTAAATGTTTCTACCATCGAAACAGTTACGGTTTCATGTTCAACTAAATTAGTCGTTTGTCTGTCCTGCCCAATGGCATTAAGCTCAATAAAACTGCCCTCTGGAAACGGTGCTTTGTTATCTAAAGCCATATAAACCGTCTTACCCGTCAAAGCCTCTAATCCATCGGCTAACGCCTTGCGTACCGTTTTAATACGGTTTGATTGCGCTAATGCCATTATGATTGCCTCTGGACAATCACTTTGCAATAAGTAGGGTATGACTCAGCAAGCGTAACAACTAGCCAGTCGTGACTATCAAAATTAAGCATATCGCCACCTGTTTGCCCCTGTGAGTTAGCAACCAATAAATTAGGGGCTAGGATGTACACATTGCGCAATTCGCCTTGTAATCCTAATCGCGTAGCATAATTCAATTGATTGCTTGATAGCTCTTGAATCTGACACTTAACCGTTGTGCTTGTGTAAGTTGCAACCCGCTCGCCATCGGCGTTTTTTGCCGCGCCATTCCATTTTTTAAATGTAGCGGTTCTGTCTGATAAAACATTTTGGATTGCATTTTGTGCTAATTGAGCGATATTAATCATTATCAGTCTCTACTATGTGAGTCAATGATTTTTGCATATATCCGCTATCAATTAACGGTTTTATGCTAGTCACGCCGCGTTTCAATCGATTTTCAATGGTCAAGGGTGCTAGTTTTGGATTATGCAAATCACGGATTCTCTTAAACATTGCGCCTACTAAATACACCCCTAAAAAATCACCAATTTGCTGCGCTTCTTTGCCGTCCAATAACTGCTTAACGGCTTCACCAGCCATTATTGTTTTACTGTCTGCTAGTGCGGGACGCATAAAAGGGCGTGATGGTATTTTTTTCGACATATCACCAAATTCTTGAGTAATAACCACCTCGGCTAATAATGTGCCGTCTGGATATGCTTTGTCTTTAAACGCGCCTACTTTTACTTTAGTGGCGGTTAAATTCTCGATTCGTTTGGCTAAATCATCGAGTCCTGACATTAGCCATCTTCTTACAGTAAATTAATGTGCGCTTAGCCTCTTGAATTAACAACAGACTGTTCCAACTGGTATTTTTGTTTTTCATTAGCTAATCCTTATAACAGGCGCGAATGTGCAACGGCAATTCACTCGCTTACACCAAGAATGAACCTCTACACCACGCGTAACATAGTCAACAGGTGGCTCATCGATAGGGAAAATCTTACCATTTAGCTTAACGTGGCGCGGGTCAGGATGACTACCGCCACCGCTATGAATCCACTCCAGTTCAGTAACCCCCGCACTTTTAACACGCGTCATGTTTATGTCTGTGTACGCTTTGCGGGTTTGGTCTAACGCCCTTAAATGCGCGTAGTTTTTAGTTCCGTTGCTGTGTTGTTGAAAAAATGGCTTTAAATCAGCAAAACCCCTGCCAGTGACAATCGAATCTAATACCGCCTTTTCTACCTGTTGAAAATAAACAGGCGGTATGGTTTTGAATAGGGCTACGTTCTGCTGAACCTGTGCGGAAAATAACGGCTTCATTTTTTCATCGGTTAGAAAGCTGGTGGATAGTGAAATATCCGCCATTCGTGACTTTTTCAGGTCTTCGGCAAAATCCTCTTTATTGATTAAACCGCTTGATAACGCGGCTTTACTGGATTTATTAACGCCGAAAATCATAGACTGAGCCACTATCGGAAGCTCTTGGGCAAATAGCGCGTTGTATTTATTTATTAACCGCGTGTTTATTGCTGTTAATCGTTCAAGTATCGCCGCACTATCAAATCCGCTGGTTAGTAATTCCTGATATGTGATATTTGATTCTGCAATCATTTTTTTAACGAGTGACATTATAGCGCGGGAATAATCGCGCCCTCGATAAGAGGGAAACTGTAACGGCTTACCAACAAGGTATTTCTTGCCGTCCTGTGTTTTGACTTTTGCCGTCATTAATAGCGACCATCACGACCGCGTACAACATTAGATTGACCGCCGAACATAAGACCGCCTACTGAGGCAATCTCAATCAGAGAATAAAACATTTTGCCATAAGGCGTTTCTTGACAAAAATTGTGGAATTGGTTTTTAGGTTGCAATATCAAAAGACCGACTGACACGCTACCCTCTGACGCACTTTGTACCGTGCCACCGCTGCCACCTATTGCGTATTGCAAACCAAGCGCGTAAAGGTGAGCGGCAAACAGGTTTATTGCTAAAACCCGTTTGCTACCGCTCAAATAACCATAATCTTTAACCGATACAAACTCAGCGGCTATATTCCATTGCACTTGAATATCTGCACTTGGATATTTAACGGTATCGGCAAACGAGGGGACGTTTGCTCTAAATACTGGGTCGCTGAATGTTATATCGGTCATTGATTAAGTCGCTTTTGCTTTTTTGGACTTCTCAACTAATCCGTCTGTTAGCTGAGAATCAGTTAAAACGCCTTGCTCATTCAAAAGCAAAGCCACGCCTGCGCTTTCGCCTTGCTTATCGGCAATTTTATCTAAATCGCCTTGTTGCACGGGCATAGACTTATCAGCAAGACCACTTAACTCAGAGATAGCTTTGTAAGCGTCACCCTCTGAATTACCAGCTACTACTGACATATTGCCATTTTTAACCATTTTTAAAAAGGCGTGTCCATCGGGTGATTTCAGGTCAGTAATAGATTCGTAATCATCTTTACTAAGCTCAGTGATAACCGCATAGTCACGGGTAATAAGGTTTGTGGATGTTAACCCAGTACCGCCTTTGATAATAACGCCGTTAAAGTTAAACGCTTGTACAAGCTTTGAAGCTACATAAACGCTGTTACTACTCATATTAAACCCCGTAAGCCCACGCAACCAAAGTAGGTCGCTTAATCAGTGTACCAGCGACCTTAGTCACCGTTGATTTAGTGATGCCGCCGTTTTGGTTTGGAATAGCCGCTAACAGATAATCAATAACATTTACGACAGGGCTAACAACCGCCATATCGTCAGTAGATTCATCGTAATCAACCGCTTGAGACGCAACTAACATCATAACGTCGTCAGTACCACTAACAGCATCTTTTAAATAAGGTGCGGCTTCGATAGTCATGCCTTTGTACACGCTCAGCAATTGGTCTTTAACTGAGATAGTGCCTTGTACGTTCATTGTTGAAATGTAGTTGAACGCGTCAGGTGGCAACAACAACAAACAAGCGTCTTTGTACACATCAAAACCTGTATAGGTGTTGCTGGTAATAACCGCCATTAGCTTGGTACGCACATCATCAAGGATTTGCAGGTATGTTTTATTTACCCACAATGTAGATGAGCCTGTGCCAGTTGCCGCCACGCTGGTAATCGCTGGCATATTGGGGCTATTTAATAAGCCATACGTCAACTTACCAGACAAGCCGCGCCAATAGATAGCTTCACGCGCTTGTGCCAACGCTAACGCCGCCGCTTTATCACAAAGCATTTCATAGTCAAAACCAGCCGCGCCTTGCATTTGCGACTTCATGTAAGTAGTGCTTGTGGTTGCTTGTAAAGCCGCTGTTTGGATGTATTCAAAACCGCCACGATACAGCGATAAATCACCTGTAATAGTATCTCTAAAATTACCAGCATTACCAGCCAAGTCCACTAAACGACGTGCAATCCATTCTGTTGTAATATCGCCAACGATATTCATACCGAAAAGTTCTTCTGCTTTCAATGGTGCTTGTACACCGATTTGAATGCCCGGCACAAATACAGTATAGAACTGTTGCAAGGGATTCATTTCTGCATAACCTGCGGGTGCGGCATCACCAACGAATGCAAGGCGTGAAGCCATAACGTCATTCATTGCTTTAGCGTTGCCGCCTAAACCAATAGCCGCTAAAGAATCGGCTGTTTTACGCGCCGCGATAGAAGCGAGTGAATAGGCTTTACGTTTAAAAGCGCGCACATCTTGCGGTTTAATGCGAGTAGTGTTTTGCAGTGTTACCTGCAAAGCACTGTTTAAATCAACAACTCCAGCGTTATTCATTATTGCGCTCCTAAGATTGAGACTTCGCACAATTTCACGTTACCTGTGATTGTGCTACCAATGCGCTCAATTCGTGCATTAGTGATTATGGTATGACTAGCTGTAGCCGCCGCGCCCACTACCCACGCGATTAACGCGCCACCTGTTTGTGCAAACTGTACGCCACCACCTAAAACTGGTGTGTCAACTTCCACCCAAATGCCTGTGGTGTGTTTTACCAATGTAGCGTCTGAATATTGCGGCACGACGTAGCTTGTATTGCTTGTTAATGCGCCACCTACTTGCGATTGAGGATTAACTAAAATCCCTGCAAATTTGTCAGTACCACCAACAGCGGCATTTAAACCGTCTGTAGTTGTAAACGCACGACCGAAAATATTACCTGCTGATGCGCTTGATAACGTCATTGTTTCTGTTACTGGATTCAGCGCAACATTGCTGATTTCCCCCAGTACCCCTACTGTCTGTAATAGAGAGGTTGTTTGATTAGGTTGCATTATTCGCTCCAATCTTGTGCTGACATTTCAGCGCGTGTTAATGGGATACCGCCTTTCGCTTTGCCGTCTGATACTTTAGCGACTTGAGAAGTTAGCGCGGTGATAGGTTGTGAATTGCCCCGACCTGCTAAATACGCCATGAATTGGGCTTTAGGATCTGAACCTGCAATGACTTTTACTTTGTTGCAAGCGGCTCTATACAGTGATTTAGCGGTAGGGAACGCACTGGCTGTGCAAACACCGATATAAGGCTTAACCGCATCGTGTGCGCTTGTCCATTCGCCGATAATTGCCGCATGGTCTTCTACGCGTGCGACTTTGTTTTCTTTGTTTTCTTTGTTTTCTTTGTTTTCTTTGTTTTCTTCGGGGTCAGTCGGTAGCATTTGCGGATTAGCAGGACTATCAACATTATTCATCAATTCAGAATCTTTTACATCGGCTTCTGGGGCGACTTCTGGAGCTGAATTAGCCGCTTGCTTGCCTTCTGCTGTAGCGATTTTTTCTAAAATCTGATTAAGGATGCCTTCGACACGCGCTAAATCGTCTTTAGTGGCATACATTGAATCATCATCAATCGGCTGTTTTAATTCTGGTACTTGTGGCAAATCGTCTGCCATATCATCACCTTTAGGGTTAGGGTTAGTGTTTAAAATTGTAAAATCAAAATCAGGCGTATCTATTGCCGCGCCATCTTTAATAAAAGCCGCGTCATCAATGCGACCGTCACCCGCCAATAATGCTAAGTGATTTCCTGATTCAATAGACACCATGATAGCGTCATAGGTTTGTCCGTTCCATTCGCCATTTTGCAAAGCGTACCGTGCAGAATAGCCCATAGATAGCGCGGGTTTCTTGCCCTCAACAGCTCTTTTTTCTGTGATTTCATCGACAAAGGCAATCGCCTTTTGTGTCCAGATTGATAAATCGACATAGAGTGTTTCACCATCAAAAACAGGGCTAAGTATCACACCGTCTGCGGGTTCAGAATCTACGGGAATAGTGCCTTCCACATTGCCAATGAATTTATGCTCAATGCGAATAGGACTACCATTGAATAAGTCAACAGCCGCCGCTAATACTTCTGGACTACGCAATACACGATAAGGTGCGGCGCGTGGTGGTAGGTTTATTTCTTGTCCATAATATGTATATACCCCTGTTTTTGAGACAGGGTTATGGTCAATCCGTAAATATCCGTTTTCATCAATGTATCGTTCTGTCATGTTATCCGTGCCATTTATAAGCTTTTCGCCATTTTACACTTAATAGACAGAATAATGATGTTGTGGTATAGTTTGGTGTACTGTGTACACTTATTGGATTGTGAATGACAAATATTGAATTTATCAGGGCAGGAAAGAAAATAACAGGCTTTACAGAACAACGCGGCTATCAGCCTGCTTTTGCAAAGTCACTGGGAGTGCGGTTAGATACCGTTAAAAGTTATGCAAGTGGGCGTAGAAATGTGTCGCCTTGTGTTGAATTATTGATTAAGGAGCTGTTGAAGTAACAAGCAAAAAAAAGCCCTAGCTGGAAAAACTAGGGCTTAATGGGTCTAACAAGGAAGTAAACGATGAAACAAGATGAAAAACACACTAACACAGGAGAAGTGTTAGGGATATTATAGCGGGTTATGCGTAACATCCTTTCATCGGCTTGTGGCAATTTAATTAACTGCTTTTCACAGTCGATTAAGTAGTTTCTGTAGTCATGACCTTTAAGTGTAATTGCGTTTGTGCCAACGATTCCATTTTTTATAATCATGTCCTAAGTCTAAATACAGTTCACGCGCCGAAACAGCCTGTACAGATTCATCACCAATAACAACGGCTTTAACATCAATCAAGTTTTTCATTTCAAATTCCAATAAAAAACCCCGCGTGTGCAATGTACAAGAAAGCACTAGAAGCGGGGTTTAGTCATAACGTTAGCTATGGATTTAATGTCTTGTACACAGTACAGCCATAACGTGCGTTCATTATAGCACAATAAAAAAGCCTGTGCTATGACAGGCTTAATAATTCGTTATCCTTCCAATACAACCTCTTGAGCGGCTTCTTCAAAAAATGATAGCCCGTGTTCTTGACTATCATTTACTGCCATTTCTTTGGCGAATTCCAACAGAGCATACACTGCATCTGTTATTTCAAATTGTCGCTGATTAAAAAGTACAGACAATTCATTTTTTATCAAATCAATTCTTTCTTGAGCTTCTTCCATTTTAGTTCCTTAATAATTCATTGCGTTGTTCATCGGCTATTACCCCGATGAAATAAGCCCACTCGATTGCGGCTAGGTAGTCGGGGTTGGTTGTTAGTCTTTCTTGCATTGTTCCTTTTTAAGCTGAGTTAAAATCCACTTGTTTAATACGCGCCCTGTGCCACCTGCTAACAATTCAAGCCGTGCCAGTTCATCTACTGGCACTTTTAGCTCAATTCTTTTTCTTGGTGGCTTGGCAGCGTGGGTGTTGCCTTTGTTGCCGTGAGGGTTCATACCAGTAATTTAGCCTCATCTTGATTAATTTTTTTTATGCACCCGTGATTACCTTGTACATACACGCCGTTAGCAAGCTTGACTAATGCGCCGACATCATCATCCGACTCAATAACGCAAATTGCCTCTGCGCCTTTTGGCAAGGGCGATGCACCCCAGAAAAGCTGCCAACTACCCCAGTTTGTTTTTATTTTTAACATTTTAGTTTCCTCTCATGTTAATTGGTTCGCCCCACGCATCATATTCCACGCCTTCGTTCATTTTTGCTGATGACGTAGGCGACCAGTTTGCATTTTCCCTGTTTTGACGTTCATTGCGGTAAGGGTTGTAACCCTCTTGTGTCCCTTCGTTTTGTACGTTGTCGTAATCCTTCTCTTTTTCAAGCAATTCTTTTGCGCTATAAGAGTTTAAATCCTCATGTCTTGTTAATTTGCTTAACAAGCTAAGTCTCTTATTTGATATATCCGATGATTTTTTACTTAATTCAATAAATTGGCTTTGCAAAGCCGCGTATTTATCTGCATCGTCAACTGACCGCATTTGCTGTGCTAAATTAGCACTTTGATTGTCAAAAGACTCTTTTTGGTCATCTAATTCCCTGATTTTTTCGTATTCTGTTTCGTGCTCTGCGTTGTAATCTTCGCTTTTTTTATCATTATAAAAAAAGCCGTCAGTATGCGATTTACTTTGTTTTGACTCTGTTTTTGAACTCGTAGCTTTTGCGCCATCAATTAATTTTTGAGCCGCTTCGACATCTTTCGCTTTAACTTGCCAAGATTGCCCGTTCCATTGCGCTCCAAACTGTTTTTTAAGCTCTTCTTTTACTGCATAAGTATTGCCTGTTAATGTTTTGGGCTGCTCTGCCTCCCATTTTTTAATGTGTTTTTTTACGTCATTAAGTCGTTTTTCAGGAACGAAAATAACTTTATTTCTGTTTTCGTCCCGATATTCGCCTGCACCTTCAATTTTTAAAATTGATCTCCGTATATCTGGGTATTGTGTATTAACAGTGTTATCTTTTAACCGCTTTACGTCCGCCACAGTTTGGCTGTCATGATAGCTGTTTTTTGTATTTAATGATACTACAAGCTCGCTAAGTGTTTTTTTACTTGCTACTTCGCCATGATTGACAACAGGTTCTTTTGCCCTTGCATCTTCCCTCCAATCCTCTTCCATTTTTTCAAAGTCATCATATGATGATAGACCGCTCTCTATCAAAGCGTCTTTTGCTTTGTAATAAGCTTGCTCTTTATAATAATCTTTTCTTTCTGCGTACAATGCTTTTAATTTGTCAGTGTCCATAATACTACCCTCATTTTTATTATCCGCCTCGACTTGAGACGTTGAAGATAGTGTAGCGTTATTTTGTTTTGTCGTCAAATCATTTGATGATTCGTTTGGCTGATTGGGCGCTTGTTCGGTGGGCGCGGCGTTTGGGATTGATGATTTTATTTGCTCATAATCCTTTTTTGATACAGGATGAACAAACTCATTATCAAATGAATTACCCCTGTAAAAATTACCGTCCTCGTCTTTATGTCCTTTTACCAGCCACATTTCATCGTTAGAATCTTTCATGTACTCTTGTATCTCTTGCAATGGCTTACCTGTTGCACTGTCTACATGAGTGGGGACAAACGGCTTATCCATCAAAGCATCATCGAAAAGGTTGCGCACAGCCGCGTCACGATCGCGTTCTGACATATTTGAATAATAGGCGCGTCTATCGCGTTCGCTCATTGCCCGTTCTGTTTTTGCCGCTTCCTCTGATTTCTTTTCAGATTTATTTATCAGCGACTTACTAACATCTACGCCATAATGCTCATAACCCTCTTCTGGTATTACAGCGTCAAATTTTCTATTATTGCCAATATCAAAATCTGGCAATCCCGAACCTTTAGATTCTTTGTTTATCCATTTAACCGCCTTGGCTTCGGTATCAAATGAGTTCACATTGCCGTAGGCATTAGACGCAATAAACCCGCGCTTCCCTTTTGACAGGCTTCTACCGTGTTCATCTTCGGCTATGGGAACTATTTTTGAATCAAGGTATTCTTGAGATAGTCCAGATTGCTCAGACCTACCACTAACCGCATCCCTCAAATGCCCCTCAGGAATATCACCTGTTTTCTCATATTCACGGGCAAAGTGAGAGCTAGAACCCTTATTCCTTCCCATGCGCAAATAATCTGCCTTATCGCCCCCATGCTTCTCATAACCCGCTTGTGCTATTTTCTCAACAGTTTCAATGTGTTTTGATACGTCCTTACTACCCGATGGAACACTGAATTTCTTGCCAGCTAATTTTCCACCCGCGCCACCAATAACTTCACCATTGCCATTAATTAAAATATGACTGCCACGCGCCGTTATCCAATGGCGTGTTCTACTTGCATCGGGCGCGGCATCGCCCACCATTGCCGATGATAAATCAATCGACTTTTCGGCAAATCGTGAATTGCTGAATGGTTCTTTACGATTGCCATAGTGTAGCCATAAATCAAAAACATGAGGCGTTGCTTCACTAATCGCGCCTAAGCCTTGCCAGTTGGGTTCATAGTTCGATAGGTAGACTAAAGCCGCGTCCATCATGTCAAGGTTCGCGCCCTTGACTAATTTGTGTTCGTCAAATTCGCCTGTGTTGGGGTTTATTTGGTCAATGATAAAAAAGTTTGTCATGGTTGTTCCTGTGGGGGTTGCCCACTGGTTTAGGGTGGGCGGGGTGGTGTTAGTAGTAAATATTCCCGTTTTCATCGGTTCTAAATTGCGTGTCGCATTCCAGCTCATCACTTAGCATTTCATGGCAATGAAATTCCTCAGAAATAACAACAGGATTTTGATTGATGTATTTTTGTCGTGTTATTACATTGTCAGGGGCAATATACGCGCCACACATTGGGCAATTCATACTCATATTATCCACCCTAAATCATTAGCATTAATTGGAATGGTTCATTATTGAACATTGACGCACAACGCGCCTCAAATTCCTTTCTATCGCGTGACTGTCTAGCAATCCCTGTCACGTCTAAAATTTGCTTTAGCAGTATTTCACGCCCTTTATCCTTAAACCAAGTGTGCTTGCGTTCTTCTTTGCGCTGAGCATCTATCTCATTATTTAATTCAGGTGGCAATACAACATCGTAAATCCAGCGTTTTGTTATTTGTCCACAATAGGGCGGCGTGTGTTTATTGCTTGTAAACTGCTTACCGTACAACTGCATTAACGCCTGATAATATTCAGGTGGATATAATGCAATCCATTCGCTAGGTGCATCAAGCAATAGGATTTTGCGGACTTGCTCAATGTACGGTGATGGTGTTGCTACTTTGGCAAGGGCTTCACGCATACGATGAAATTCATCTTCTACCCGACTCTTTAACACAATGCTTTCAGGCGTGTTTTTTGAAAGCATTGTTAATAAAACGAACTGGCGATAATTCAAAAGGTAGCTTTCATCTGGTCTACCCTTGCCTTTCGCATTTAGTGTGTCTGGAGACACACTAATTAAATCCCCCTTTAGTTTAAAGGTGTCTGCGTTTCTGGTTACTATGTCTTTTAAATAACGATGATGTGAGTACCCGAAACCTTGATAAATATCAAAGGTACGCACACGCGGTTCTTTGTCGATAATTGAAACTAGAGCTTTCACTTAATTATTAACCTTATTTAGTGCTGTAAGGCGGCATTATATCATTAAGTGTTACAAAAGTATTTAAATAAGCTTTCAATTAAATTGAGTGATAACCTACTCCACTATAAAAATATCCAAATAATCATCATCCGCCCCACTATACCCCTGCAATTCCCCATAGTGACAAGTCATAACACTATCACCTGTACGCCCTGTTGAATCCGTCCAAGCCCTAACGCTACCTGCTGGGTTTTCGATTAGCACGTCATAGCCGTCTATGGTGATTATGTCGCCTGCTTGTGGTTTATCGTTACTATGGAATTGCTTGTCAAAAACAGGAATAAATACATCACTAAAGCTTTCTAATGAATCGGGGTCTCTCCTATCCTTTAGCCTTTGTAGTTTTTCATCTATTGTGTATTCTGACTGTAGTGGGCGTTCGTCTTTGGTTTGGGTTGTGCTTTCTATTGGCTTTCCTGTGTTTTGAGCAACCTGAATAGCCCTATCATCCCACAACTGAATCATGCCAAAATCTTTGATATTGGTTATTTCTAATTCAGGCAATCCATTATTTTTTAACCATTGTTTAATGTAAGGAATGGCGTTTTCATCACTAGCGCGGGCTGTAAAAATCTTTACTTGTTGTCCGCTTTCAATCCATTCTTTGACTCTATCTATCATTTGTTGAATGGGTTCGCCAATATACTCGATTCCTTTCCATCCATTATAAACCGCTAAAGTGCCGTCTAAATCGACACCTATCCAACCCTTTGAATCCTGAACGTGAACTGGCTGTTTACCTTGAGACTTTAAATATTCTTGCATCATGGCAACTGATTTTTGACCGCCAAATTCATCATGAATATTTTTTATTGCGTCAATTGGTTGCTGCTGCTCTATTTGCTGTTGAGGTGCAAACATGGAAAAATCCAGCCCTGCCAGCGGGTCATCACTAGGTTCTGGTTGCGTCAAGTCAATGCCAGCATAACCACTGCCTTTATCCTTGCTAATCCGTTCAGCCGCTTTATCAGGCGGTATGATTTGGGCTTGTACTAGCTGCACATCGTTAGCAATGCGCTTGCTTTGAATATCGGCTAATTCTGCCTGAGTCAACGCGCCACATTTGTTCCACTGAATTGCGATATTTTCGTGATCTAGCCCGTTGGTTATTAGGATGGCTTTGTTGTGGAACTCGATAACGGGGTTAATTTTTACCTGTAGAGTGCTTAGGTTTGACTCATTATAAATCCTGTCTTCAGCTTCACCAGAGTTAAACATCCCCGATGTTTCATTGTTCATCATGAATCGATTCACGGGTACTTTTGCCACCGCTGCGACTATGGAATAGTACCGCGCGAATAAATCCTCTACGCCTTGCAATGATTTTTCTACGTTTTCATAGGTTTCATCTCTACCTAAAAACAGTTTTCTAAATTGCCCTGACAATCTGGAAAAGAACGTCATTTTTGCTTCAAATCCAGCTTGGTCGAGCATTGCTAGTTCTGTATCGCCCTTTTGAACCTGTAAGTTTTTAGTGAACAAAATTTGCAGGGATTCATTAGCGGCTTGGTCGGCTTGAAAGACTTTTTCGTGAATCTCATCAACCAGCGAAACGCTACCCCCCATGTATTGCGGTAGTAAATCAGCGTCAACCTCGGAATGGTGAACGATACGAGTCCATGTGTGATGATATTTTCTATTTGCCACACGCCAATAATTTACTTCTCTAAACCGCATCGGGTCGTTAAATTCAAACTCAGTGGGTACGCAGTATTGCGGCGATAACGCAAAGAATCCTTTGTATTTATAGCTTTTTAGCGTCTCCCAGTTGATAGGGTTCGCATAATGGTCATCAGTCAATCCCTCAAACTGGAATACGCACACGCGAATTCCGTACACTCGTGACCAATAAAGAACACTCTCTAATCGCTCACTAAACTTAAACTCTTCATTAAAAGTTGCAATAGTCTTGATGTGCGAATCAGGTACTTGTTCCTGCGCTTTACCTATCAGCTCATAACCATTCCGCAAACAATCCTCTACAGGCATTCGACACGCGCGACTAATTGCCCAATATTTAGCAAGCTCCCTCTGTATTTGCGGTGTCAACCGATAATTGCATCGGGCAAAATAACGCAATTCATCAATATTCAGAACTCCGCTTTCATCCGAAACGGTGGGCGCGTCATCACCGACAAAAACCTTATCACCAATGGTGTCGGGCAACATTAGTTTTTCGACTATTTCACCGATGATGTCAGGTTGTTTGGGTGTTTTTTTGCGGAATAGATTAAACATTAGAATGAATACGAACCTGTTTTAGTCATTTTTGGGTCAAGATGTGCCATTATAAACGCATCGGCTTGGTTTGGGCTTGCTATGCCACGTTTCTTTA